GAAACTGCTGTGTCTTCTGCACCAACAAACGTTACAGGTTCTGGCATTTCTAACTACGACCCAATCTTGATTAGTTTGGTTCGCCGTGCATTGCCTAACTTGATTGCTTATGATGTTGCAGGCGTTCAACCAATGACTGGACCTACTGGTCTAATCTTTGCGATGCGTGCTCGTTACGACACACAATCTGGTTCACCAAACAACGCAAACGAAGCGTTCTTCAACGAAGCAAACACAGAGTTCTCTGGTGCATTGTCTACTTCTAATCCATACGGATTCCGTGGTAACAACGCAACAGATATCCGCACAAACCCTGTTGCAGATTTGACTGCTAACCACTACACAACTGGTATTGCATTTTCAACAGCAACTGCTGAAGCACTAGGTGCCGACACAGATAGTCCTTTCAAACAAATGGCATTCTCAATTGAGAAAGTTACTGTTACTGCACAAAGCCGTGCATTGAAAGCTGAATACTCACTAGAACTTGCACAAGACTTGAAAGCAATCCATGGTTTGGATGCTGAAACAGAATTGAGCAACATTCTTTCTACTGAGATTCTTGCTGAAATCAACCGTGAAGTTATCCGTACTATCTACACATGTGCTGTTGCAGGCGCTCAGTATGGTACTACAACTCCTGGTTCTTTCGACTTGGACACAGACTCTAACGGTCGTTGGTCTGTTGAACGTTTCAAAGGTTTGATTTTCCAAATCGAACGTGATGCTAACGTTATTGCAAAACAAACTCGTAGAGGTAAAGGCAACGTGATGATTGTATCATCTGATGTTGCTTCTGCTATGGCTATGGCTGGCGTGTTGCAATACACACCTAACCTAAACGCTGACCTACAAGTTGATGACACAGGCAATACATTTGCTGGTATGTTACACGGTCGTATCAAGGTCTACATCGACCCATACTTCGGTGGTTACACATCTAACCAAGAATTGGTGACAATCGGTTATAAGGGTACTTCTCCTTATGACGCTGGTATTTTCTATTGCCCATACGTACCGTTGCAAATGGTTCGTGCAATTGACCAGTACACATTCCAACCAAAGATTGGTTTCAAAACACGTTACGGCATGGTTGCAAACCCATTCGCAACTGGTTTGACAAGTGGCAATGGCGCATTGAACGCACGTTCAAACGTTTACTACCGTATCTTCCAAGTTAAAAACTTGATGTAAGACCAGAGTCACCGCAGAGTGACACTTTAAAGACCACCTTCGGGTGGTCTTTTTTTTGGCTCCTAAATACTGATAGAGGAGATAAAATGACAGCAATAAACAGAAGTCCTGAGAACACAAACCTATTACAGTCAACGAAGTTTTTATTAACGTTTGATAGAATTAGAACAACACAATATTTCTGCCAAACTGTTAATCTTCCTGGCGTATCTTTAGGTGAAGTGAGCCGAGCAACACCGTTCTTGGACATGTATTCACCTGGTACCAAATTATCATACGATCCATTGGTTGTAGAATTCATATTGGATGAAGAACTACAAGGATGGAAAAATTTGTATGATTGGTTTTTAACAATGGCTGATCCAGACGGATTCGAAGAACGTGGTGGCAGTAGAGAGTTACAGACCAATAAACATTTCTCAGATGCCACATTAAGTATTTTAAGTGGACTAAACAATCCTTTACTTAGAATACACTACACGAATTTATTTCCTTTAAGTATTAGTGATATTAGATTTGCCACCACGCAATCTGCGGACACAATAATGACCGCAACGGCAACATTTAGATATCAATCATACAACTACTTGACAGTGTAATCATTTTGTGTTATAATGTTTTGAATAGATAAAACAACGTTAAGTTGTTGATTTTGAAAGAGATTTTTGTTATTTGAATAGATAAATGAATAGATATGGAAACACTTGAACAAATTTTAAAGATGTGGGAAAGCGATGCGGTTATAGACCAAACCGAGCCGTCTAAAGAATTATTAAACATTCCCAAATATCACAGCAAGTATCTTGGTATTTTAACCAAGCATAAGATTGCGTCCAAAAAAGCCCATTTTGATTATCTACGTATGCGTAAAGTCAAATGGGAATACTTTACTGGCAAAATGTCCGAAGAAGAATTGGAACAATATGGTTGGGATCCATTTCAATTTGCACTCAAATCGGATATCAACACCTACCTAGAAGCAGATAAAGACCTCATCAAGTTACTTGAAAAGAAAGTATACCATGAGGAAGTTACATCCGTGGTTGAATCAATTATGGCCGAACTTAAACAAAGAACGTGGCAGTTAAGAGATTTTATATCCTGGGAAAAATTTATAGGTGGCCAATGAACAAAGACCATATATCCAGAAGATATACTAAAATGCCTTGGGGTAAACATAAAGGTAGGTATATCAAAGACTTACCAGATTCTTACTTGGCATGGGCAACCAAACCAGGAAACTATGAGCAGAGAAGTTTGGTTATGTGGTTTCAAGAAGAACTAGATTATAGAAAAAAATATGGAAATAAGTGAACACATCACAATAACCAAAGTAAACGAGGTTTACGGCAAAGTGGAATGCGAACGCCACGTTGCACGGGAACTATCAGAGTACTTCACATTCTTTGTACCCGGTTATCAGTTCGTTCCAGCCTATCGGAATCGCATTTGGGATGGTAAGATTCGTCTATTCAATCTACAGACCAGTCAATTATATCTTGGACTAGTTCCATATCTTACAGAATTTTGTGATGAACGTGAATATGCCTACTCACATGACCTAATTGAAGATGAATATTCTGTGTATCATGCACATAAATTCTTTGATACTTTGAATCTACATTCACAAGGCAAACCAATTGGTGTCAGAGAACACCAAGAACATGCGTTCATTGAAGCAATACAAAAACGTAGAACCTTGTTGTTGTCACCGACTGCATCAGGCAAATCACTAATCATCTATTTAATTTGTCGTCAACTGTTGGACTATCAGAATCTTAAAGGCCTTATTATTGTACCAACCACCTCATTGGTTGAACAACTGTATGGAGATTTTGGAGATTATGCAAGTGAATCTGGTTTTAAAAACTACATGCACGTACACAGAATTTACCAAGGTAAAGAAAAAACAACAGACAAAGCAATAACAATCTCCACATGGCAATCACTTTACAAGATGCCGCCAGAATACTTTCATCAATTTGATTACGTCATTGGTGACGAAGCCCATCTATTCAAAGCACAGTCTTTGACTTCCATATTAACATCATGTGTCAATGCCAAGTACCGTATTGGTCTTACTGGAACTTTGGATGGAACAAAGACACATAAGTTGGTACTAGAAGGTTTGTTTGGACCAACTAAAAAAGTTGTAACAACCAAAGAGTTGATTGACAAGAAACAACTGTCATCTTTTAACATCAAGTGTTTGGTATTAAAACACTCTGAGGAGATTTGTCAACAAATGAAAGACAAGTCTTATCCAGATGAACTGAAGTACTTAATAGAATCTGAAAACCGTAATCGTTTCATCCGTAATTTGGCAGTAAGTTTAACCAAAAATACATTAGTATTGTTTCAAATGAAGAAACACGGTAAACTACTATACGAAATGATTAAAGAAAAGGCCGTTGGTCGTAAGGTATTCTTTGTTGATGGTGACGTTGAAACAGAAGTCAGAGAAGAAATACGTAGAATTATGGAATTAGAAAATGACGCTATATTTGTGGCATCGTTTGGTACAACAAGTACTGGTACAAACATTAGAAATCTGCACAACATTATATTCACATCACCATCTAAGTCTAGAGTTAGGAATCTACAGTCTATTGGCCGTGGTTTAAGACAGTCTGATGGCAAAGAGATTGCAACTCTTTATGATATTGCGGACGACCTTAGAATCAAAAAACATACAAACTTTACTCTGCAACACTTCGTAGAAAGAGTGAAGATATATAATGAAGAACAGTTCTCTTTTAAAATTTACAATATAGGACTAAAAAATGGCAGTTAAAATTTTACGATTTAAAGACGGTCTAGATGTAATCTGTGACTGCATTTTTGAAAAAGATAACAAAGTGGTGATTGACAATCCCATGTTGTTCGAGCTCAGAGGAACAAATCTTATGTTACAACACTGGTTACCGGTGTTCGTAATGAAAGGTGAGTCTGTTGAGGTTGGTATAGATAACATACTATGCACAATGGAACCAACCGATGATTTTGAAGAATATTATTCATCAGCTATCATTAGGTTGAAAGACTCTGAGAGGAAAGAAAGAGAAGTGGAACTCAACGATGAGGTACTAGCTGCTTTCGAAGAAAAGGAAATTGGTAAATCCTTAATACATTAACATCATAGGGGAACACCGAGGACTATAACACATGTCAAGCCCCTTGTCAACAACTTTTTATGGTACATTTGAATGAGTAAACAAAAACATTATATAAACAATCAAGACTTCCTAGCGGCACTGGTAGATTATAAATCTAGATGTGTAGAAGCTGAGGCTGCCAACAAACCAAAGCCAAACATTCCAAATTACATTGGTGAATGTTGGATGAAAATTGCCGAAGGTCTGTCACATAAACCAAACTTCATTAACTACACGTACCGAGATGAAATGGTTTCGGATGGTATTGAGAATTGTTTAATGTACTTTGCAAACTTTGATCCAACAAAGTCTTCCAATCCATTTGCATACTTTACTCAAATCATTTACTTTGCCTTTCTAAGACGCATACAGAAAGAAAAGAAACAACTGTATGTGAAGTATAAAGCCACAGAGATGTACGGTATTCTGGATGAGTTTGAAATGTTGGAAGGTGAAGATGGTAGTACCAAACAATTTGAACTGTATGACAACATTGCAGAGTTTATCGGAACATATGAGGATGCCAGAAAAGCAAAGAAAGCCGAAAAAGAAGCGGCAAAGAAACCAAAAGGGCTTGAAAAGTTTATTGAGGAATGATATAATGAGGACGTATGGTGAACTTTTGCCTGGTTTGAAGGTTATTACACATCGTAAATTTAATGATGACCGTGGTAACTTTTGTGAACTTTGGAAAATAAATGATGATGGTATGAGAGGTCAATTCAGACAACTCAATATTGCAACATCTGTTTATAATGTGTTACGTGGTATGCATAGACAAAATCAAACAAAAATTGTTATGCCATTATATGGTAAAATATTCGATGTTGCATTAGAACCAGAAACTGGTAAATGGTTTGGCATTGAGTTGGATGAAAACACTGCTCTTTCTATACCACCAGAATACGCACATGGTTACTTGGTTCTTTCAGACACATCAATTGTACAGTATGTTGTTGATGCACCATACAATAAATCAGAAGAAGAAAACTTCAAGTGGGATGGTTATAATATTGAATGGCCGATTAGTGGCACACCATTATTATCAGTAAAGGATTTATAATGAAAATAGGATTTAATTGTAGTACGTTGGATTTGTTTCATGCTGGTCATGTTACGATGTTAAAGATTGAAAAACAACACTGTGACCATTTAATAGTGGCACTACAATCAGACCCAACTATTGATAGACCAGATACCAAAAACAAACCTGTACAATCTCTGTATGAAAGGTTCGTTCAAATCTCGGGATGTAAATATGTTGATGAGATATTAGTATATGAAACCGAAGAAGACTTGGAAAATATCTTCAAAACACAAAAAATTCATATACGTTTTTTAGGTGATGAATACAAATCAAAACCTTTTACTGCAAAACAATACTGCCTTGATAACGGTATAGAGTTGTTCTTCCATGATAGACAACATCCATACAGTAGTTCTAAATTGAGACAAAGAGTATATAATGCTGAGGTTGAAAGATTGAAAAAATTAAACACGGAATATGATGAATGTCAAAAGTAGCAATAATTACAGACCAACATTTTGGTGCGAGAAATGATTCAACACTTTTTTTAGACTTCTATGAGAAGTTTTATAAAGACACATTCTTTCCAACTTTGACAAAAGAAAAGATTGATACTGTACTTATTCTTGGTGACACGTTTGACCGTAGAAAGTATATCAACTTCTTTTCGTTGAAACGTGCAAAGCAAATGTTCTTTGATCCATTGTTTGAAATGGGTATTCAAGTTCACATGTTGGCTGGTAATCATGATACTTATTTTAAGAACACTAACGATGTTAACTCAGTCGATTTATTGTTAGGTGAATATGGTATCACCTTAAATGTTATTGACCATCCAACCGAAATATATGTTGGACCACATAAGATTTGTATGATGCCTTGGATATGTCCAGAGAATTATGAAGATTCTTTAAAGACATTAAAAGACACCGATGCAAAGTTTTGTATGGGTCATTTTGAAATTGCTGGTTTTGCCATGTATCGTGGTATGCCATCCGAAGGAGGGTTAGACCGTGGAATTTTTAGGAAGTTTAGTCACACTTTTAGTGGTCATTACCATCACAAATCTTCTAGTGATGATATCTACTATTTGGGAAATCCGTATGAACTTACTTGGCAAGATTATAATGACAGTCGGGGTTTTCACTTGTTTGATTTGGATACTCACCAACTTGAGTTCATAGAAAATCCAAACAAGATGTTTCATCGTATCATTTATGATGATAAAGAACAATCAATCAAAGAAATTGATGGCAAAGATTTAAAACCATATACAAATACCTATGTTAAAGTGGTTGTAATCAATAAAAACAACCCATATTTGTTTGACAAGTTCATGAATAACCTGTATAATGTAAACCCAGCAGACATTACAATTGCTGAAGATTTTACAGAATTGGAAGATGGTGATGAAGTGATTGATGAAGCTGAAGATACAATCACTATATTAAACAAGTATGTTGATGGCATTACGGAAGAAAGTATTGACAACGACAGGTTAAAAACCTTATTAAAAGAACTCTACGTAGAGGCATTGAATACTGAACAAGCATGATTTTATTCCAAAAGATTAAGTGGAAGAATTTTCTTTCCACTGGAGCTCATTTTACTGAGATTGATTTTACTAAGTCCAATAACACCTTGATTATCGGACACAATGGTGCAGGTAAATCCACAATACTGGATGCATTATGTTTTGGTTTATTTGGTAAACCTTTTCGTAAAATTAATAAACCACAGTTACTAAATTCTGTCAACGGCAAAGAGGCTGTTGTTGAAGTACATTTCAATATTGGCCAAAAGAAATATAAAATTATTCGTGGCATTAAACCAAATATATTTGAAATTTATTTGAATGATGTATTGTTGAACCAAGATGCAGCTGCAAAAGACTATCAAGAGATACTAGAGAATAATATTCTCAAATTAAATTACAAGTCTTTTACGCAGGTTGTCATTCTTGGTTCAGCATCCTTTGTTCCGTTTATGCAACTGTCGGCATCAGACCGCAGAGCAATCATTGAGGACCTATTAGACATTCAAATCTTTTCCTCAATGAACAATGTGATTAAAGAAAAGAATTCTGCCATCAAAGAAGAATTAAATAAATCAAAGTATGCCATATCTCTTACAGAAGAAAAGATAACCTTACAGAAACAAAACATCGAAGAACACAAAAAGAATAACCATACGGAAATTAATCGTAAACTGGAAGAAATCGAAAAATCAAAAGAACAACATAACAAATTGCAAAATGATATTGTGTTGATTAACAAACACATTTCAGTATTGCAAAATAAAGTTGGTGATAAGAAAGTAAAACTTGACAAGAAAGCCAAGGGTCTATTTCAAATCAAAGGTAAGGTTCAGACTAATATTGACCGTAATCAAAAGGAGATTGACTTCTATGAAAACAACCACGATTGTCCAACATGTAAACAACCTATTACACCTGAGTGGAAAGGTTCTCAAGTACAAGAAAAGTCAGAGAAAATCACTACACAAAAAACTGGCCTATCTGAGATTGAACAGGAGTTAAACAAAGTAACTTCCGAAATAGAATCAATAACCGATATCATTTCACATATCAGTTCCCACAATGGTGAAATTATTAAACACACCTCTACTATGTCAGCAATAAACAGTTACATATCTAAATTGAATAATGAGATTGATGAGTTGACCAAGAAACAAACTGGTACAGAAGGTGGTGACCAAAAATTAATCGAATTGAATGTTGCATTGAATGATTATAAAAAAGGTTATGAATCTTGTTTAATAGAAAAACATTACCATGAATTTGCAGGCACTTTGTTGAAAGATGGTGGCATTAAGACACGGATCATCAAACAATACTTGCCAGTTATGAACAAGTTAGTTAACAAGTACCTGAAAGCCATGGACTTTTTTGTTAACTTTAACATCAATGAAAACTTTGAAGAAACAATTAAGAGTAGACACCGTGATGATTTCTCTTATGCTAATTTTTCAGAAGGTGAAAAGATGCGTATTGATTTGGCATTATTATTTACTTGGCGACAAATTGCCAAACTAAAGAATAGTACCAATACAAATTTGTTGATACTTGATGAAGTGTTTGATTCCAGCCTCGACACCGTAGGCACTGAAGAATTTCTAAAGTTAATACAAGAAATGGGTGCAGATACAAACGTATTTGTTATCTCACATAAAGGCGACCAATTGTTCGATAAGTTCCGTTCGGTCATTAAATTTGAAAAGAAAAATAATTTTTCAAGGATTGCAAAATGAGTACAGAAGATATTGTCTTATACGACACAGTAGAAGCGGTTAAGATTAAACCAACAGCAACACAAGTTGAAACATTTGATTTGGTACCACCAGACCATCCAGCTCTGTACAAAGTTTTACCAGAGTTTGATTTTGAAAATGCACCAATCAATGCAAATAGTTTTGCATCAACATTGGTAGAAACTTGCAAGAAACAAAATGGTATTGGTTTATCTGCCAACCAATGTGGTTTCGAATATCGTGTTTTTGTTATGGGTGCCGGCGAAGAATATGTGGCATACTTTAATCCAAAAATACTTTCATCAAGTGGAGAAAAACACATGGAAGAAGGATGCCTTTCATTCCCTTTCCTAAATCTACACATTACTAGACCAGAAACCGTGGAAGTGGAGTACCAGGATTACAATGGTGAGAAACGTACCAAAACTTTTAATGGTATATCTGCAAGATGTTTTCTCCATGAGCTTGACCACATGAACGGGATAGTGTATACTAGCCGTGTAAAACCACTTGCGTTACAGTATGGTTTAAAAAGACTAGAAAAAATTAGACGCAAGTATTTTAATCCTAAGAAAATGAATCAACTCACACAAAGAACTTAATGGCCACACCTATAGATTATGTTGATGCTCAGTGGGAAAAATGGCAGGTACTAAATGAACCTGAACGTTTTGAACACATTGATACCGAGCAGCTAAAAGAAATATTGATTAAGGACCTTACGTATGCCTCACAGATGGATGTACGTGAATATACCTTATATCAAAAATGGTTAGAGGTACATGAGAAGTATCCTACCAGAAACATCGGCACCTTGTTTGGTGAAGATATACAATTGGTAGATGTTACACAAAAGAAACTGGTTGAAAAGGTTAAGAAGAACTTTTGGATGCCAGAAGGTCCAGATGATTATGAAAAATTGAAACCAAGACTGGTACTATCGAATGGAACTTTGGCAGAAACTTGGAATACAGTACGTACATTTTCTTCTACAATGAAGAACAACTCTAACATTGGTCGTAATCTTTATTACACCGTGGTTGATGAGAACACAGACAAGTATCTTGGTGTTATGTGTATATCGTCCGACTTCTTGGACTTGACTCCAAGAGACACCGCAATCGGTTGGCCTAGAGATGTTAAGACTCAACAAGGTATGATTAATCACACTGCCATCGGTTCTACAATTGTTCCGTTACAACCGCTTGGTTTCAATTACATGGGTGGCAAGCTGTTGGCATTGCTATGCCTTGCGGACACAGTACAAAAAGATTGGAAAAGACAATATGATGATGTTCTCGTTGGTGTCACTACTACTTCTCTCTATGGCAATACTAAGTCTGGTGGTTTATCTCAGTACGATGGTTTGGATCACTGGAACAAAATGGGTTTCTCCAGTGGGTCGGTTGCCTTTGAACCTTCCAGAAAAACCAGAGCGTTGATTTATAATTGGGTAAAAGAGAACTACACACGAAAATATTTTGAATGGTGGGAAGCCAAGAATCAAAAAGGTTTGCCACTTAAACGTGACCATAAAAATCGTACACTAAATTTTGCATATGGTAAGTTAGGTATTCCAAAAGAACTTATCCGTACCGAACATCAGAGAGGAATCTACTTCTCTCCTCTGTACAACAACACCAATGAATATCTTAGAAAAGAAATTGGTGATGAACAACTGGTCAAATCATTTGATACCAGTGAAGAAGCCTTGGTGCAAATTTGGAAAACCAAATATGCCAAAGGTCGTATATCAATGTTAAAGAAAAAGAATAATGTATCTTATGAATCATTGTTCTATGATGACTTGATATACCTGTCTTGGGAAGAAACCAAGACCAAATATTTGCCACAAGTTGGCAGATAAAAAAGTATACCACAAATATACTTGACACACACACTAAGTAGTAGTATAATGTAAATTCTTGCACACGCAAGTACTTTGTTTAACTTTGTCATTAGGAGATTTATCTTGACTAAACTATCCGCAAAAACCCGCATCCTCAACTTTTTGAGCAAGACTGAGGGTTATAACACCCTTTCTACAGCACAAGCTCGTGCTCGTTTCGGAATCCAAAACGTTTCCGCACGTATTGATGAATTGCGCCAAGAAGGCCATGTCATCTACACTAACACCAAATCCCGTGGTGATGGTAGTAAGGTTTCTGTTTACCGCATGGGCAAACCAACCAAGTCTATGGTTCGTACCGCTATCAATGCAGGTTACAGCTTCAACGCCTAATTAGGTGAATACGGGGAGACCACTTGATGTGGTACTCCCTTTTTTTTATTTTTGGAGAGTAAATGGAAATTTCAATTAAAAAAGAAGAATTAGCAAAGAAAAGTATTTTCGTTGCGACACCAATGTACGGCGGAATGAATCACGGACTCTATGCCAAAGCATGTCTCGATTTACAAGCCATCTGTATGCAGTATGGTGTCCAAGTGAAATTTTCATTTCTTTTCAATGAGTCTTTAATTACCCGTGCTAGAAATTATCTTGTTGATGAATTTCTGCATCGTTCTGATTGTACGCACATGTTGTTTATTGATGCTGACGTACACTTTAATCCACAAGATGTTATTGCTTTATTGGCACTAGATAAAGATGTTATTGGTGGTCCTTATCCTAAGAAGGCCATCAAATGGTCATCTGTTAAGAAAGCTTTGACTAAAAATCCAGCCATGGAAGCAAGTGACTTAGAAAAAGTTACTGGCGATTATGTTTTTAATCCCGTAAAAGGCACAGACAAATTTAGTGTTTCCGATCCATTAGAAGTTTTGGAAATTGGTACCGGTTTTATGATGGTTAAACGTGAAGTGTTTCCTAAATTTGCAGAAGCATTTCCACATTTGCGTTATAAACCAGACCATGTTGGCCAAGCCAATTTTGATGGATCACGATACATCCATGCATACTTTGATACATTGATTGATACTATAGATTCTCCAACTGGTGGTGGTTCAGACCGTTACTTGTCAGAAGACTACATGTTCTGTCAACTGTGGCGTAAAATTGGTGGTTCTATTTGGTTGTGTCCTTGGATGCGAGCAGACCACATTGGTACGTACCACTTTAAAGGTGATATGCCAGCTGTTGCGAATTACGTTGGGGAAATGTAATGATTGTTGGGTTACTTGGATTCATTGGTTCAGGTAAAGGTACTGCTGGCGACATACTTAAAGACCTTGGTTTTACTCCTGTGAGTTTTGCCAAAGGTGTTAAAGATGTTGCCGCAGAAATGTTTGGTTGGCCTCGGCATTTGCTAGAGGGTGACACTGAACAGTCTAGACAATGGCGTGAACAACCGGATAAATTTTGGACAACCGAATTTGGCCGTGAGTTTACACCAAGACTTGCATTACAGTTAATGGGTACAGAAGTTGGTCGTGATGTATTTCACCAAGACTTTTGGGTAATTAAACTCAAAAACTATATGCAGAAAAATCCAGACCAAAACTATGTAATAACTGATGTACGTTTTCAAAATGAAATTGATTTCGTACATAAACAAAATGGTATCTTAATTGAGATACAACGTGGTGTAACACCACATTGGTATGAGATTGCTTCCAAAGCAAACCGTGGCGATTGGAAAGCGGAAGACTTTATGTTGCAACAATCTGGTGTACATGAATCTGAGTGGCGTTGGATTGGTGGTTACATCGACCATAAAATTGACAATACCAAATCCTTAGAAGATTTGAAAGTTAATATGATTAAATGCTTGACAACCTCTTACGGACCAAGTATAATGAGTGAATTGAAACAAGGAGTATCGTAATGAAATTATCTAATGAGACCTTAACGGTTCTTAAAAACTTTGCCAACATTAATCCTGGCATTGAGTTTAAGACAGGTAAGAAATTGACAACTATTTCCGCAACAAAGACTGTACTGGCCAAGGCCGGAGTTAAAGATGAATTCCCACAAGATTTCTGTATCTATGATTTGAACCAGTTTTTATCTGTACAATCATTATACAAAGATGGTGAAATTGACTTTGATGACAAACATGTTATCTTCAAAGTTGGTCGTAAGAAACTAAACTATCGCAAGACTGCCAAGAGCATGATTGTAACTCCGCCAGATAAAGAACTGACGTTGCCTTCCGTTGATGTGTCCTTTACATTGAAAGAAGAAGAACTTGCTTCTATTCTAAAGACTGCAAGCATCCTCCAATCACCTAACATTGCTATCATGTCTGATGGTGAAAAGATTTCTATCACAACCTGTGATGCAAAAGACAACTCTGCACATACCGACTCAACAGAAATTGCTGATGGTAATGGTAAGAAGTTTAAGGCTTTGTTTTTGACAGAGAACTTTAAAATGATTTCTGGTTCTTATGAGGTACAAATCTCATCTAAAGGTTTGTCATACTTTAAAAATACTAAAGAAGATATGGAATACTGGATTGCTATTGAAGCAAAAGAGTCTGACCTATCGTTTGGAGAATAATATGATTTGGGTTACAGACGCAGCCAACGGCAACAAAGTTTCAATTAATGAAAATTATATCGTAGCGGTATATACTATGATTGATGGTGAACTAAAAGGTAAAACAGGAATCAAACTTACTAACAGTGATATTATTGTTGATGAAAGTGATTATGATGTTATTGCACTGATTGGATCAAATTGATGACTAAAGTAAATACATTGTTTGGTTCTTTTGATGATGACCAACTTAAAAAACTCAAAGGTTATATTGATGAAGTGGTACTGCATATGCAGAGAAACCAATCCAATAATGAGGCAATTAAAGATATTGTGGATATTACCAATGATGAATTGAAAATCCCTAAGAAGATTGTCAAACGTATGGCAAAAACACAATTCAAAAATTCATTCCAAACTGAAGTGGCAGAATCAAAAGAGTTTGAAGCTCTATTTGAAAGCATGAACGAGGTGAAATGATGGGTGAAATTAGAACATGGACTGATAAGACTGAATACATTGCTGTATTGAATAAAGAAATTAGTGTATTGAAATCTAGATTCGATCCAAACCAAGAAGGCACTGGTCATTATAATACAGCAATAAGTGTTTTACAAAGTCGTGTTGAAGAACTTAAAAAAGATTTAAGTTGGCCTTTTCCACATGCAACAGACTGAAATTCAATTTTTCTTTCCGTTGATGGAACAAACCAAACTGGATTTGGATTTTACTCCGTGTGAACAATGGATTGCAGAATGGCGAAATAAACAATGGAGTCCTGTCACACTTGATGGCAGTTACTTGATTACTAGTGGTGGTACTGGTGTCACCAGTTGGATAGGTGCTACCAGTTCGCATCAAACCGAGTTTGTTATAAGACCCAGTGAAAAGAATGTTGGTAAGTGGGAAATCACAGACTCTATGTTTGTTTATAGACCCACTAAACCAAATGCCGTCATCAGATTTATGGCCAAGTATCTTCTTGGCTTTAAATGGCACGATGAAATTTAATTATATTATGGAGTATTTGAATGTCACACATTTTATGGGTCGAGAAGTATCGTCCTAAGACCATCGAAGATTGTATTCTTCCTGATGGCATCAAGGCCACATTTCAGGAGTATGTAAACCGCAAAGAGATTCCCAATCTCTTGTTGGCTGGTTCTGCTGGTGTTGGTAAAACTACAATTGCAAAGGCTCTCTGTGAAGAAGTCGGTTGCGATTACATTATGATTAACGGTTCAGATGAATCGGGTATTGATGTTCTACGGAACAAAATCAAGAACTACGCATCATCTATGTCCTTGTCAGGCGGCCGCAAGGTTGTTATTATTGACGAAGCAGACTATCTAAATCCAAATTCAACTCAACCTGCGCTGCGTGGTGCTATCGAGGAGTTCTCATCCAACTGTTCATTCATCTTCACATGTAACTTTAAGAACAGAATCATTGACCCGATTCATTCACGTTGTACCGTTATTGACTTTAAAATCAATGGCAGTAAACAAAAGATGGCTGCAGGATTCTTTAAACGTGTTGAATGGATTTTAGAACAAGAAGGTGTTACATACGATAAGCAAGTGGTTGCTGCCGTTATCACCAAACATTTTCCCGATAATCGCCGTGTTCTGAACGAACTACAACGTTATAGTGTTAGTGGCACAATCGACAAAGGCATCTTGGCCTCGGTTTCTGATGTACAGATGAGTGAACTGGTGTCTTCTATTATGAACAAGGACTTCGCTTCTTGTCGAAAATGGACTACAAACAACCTCGACAACGATATCACCAGAATCTTTAGAAACATCTATGATTCATTGTATGAGAAGTTGAAACCCAACTCTGTACCACAAATGGTACTAATTTTGGCTAAGTATCAATATCAGTCAGCCTTTGTTGCAGACCACGAAATCAATTTGATTGCCTGCCTTACAGAACTAATGGTTGAATGTGAATTCAAATGAGTCCGTTCGACTATGCCGATTACATCCTGAGAAAGAAGGTGCCGGATGGTGAATTGGACTACAAAGATTATGCACCTTTCTTAATCAATAGGTCTCTCTCCAACCACTTAGATTGTGTCTTGTATGTCAATGACATGAACTTGTGGCCAGGTATTGACAAAGACATGCAATACCAGTATCTTCTAAATAGTATCAGGCCTATGAAACGTAAATTCGTTCCGTGGCAGAAGGCCGATTCTGATAAGGATATTGAGTGTGTGAAAACCTATTTTGGTTACTCTAATGCCAAGGCCAAAGAGGCCCTACGTATTCTTACTGATGAACAAATCGCTGATATAAAAACAAAAATAGATACAGGCGGAGTGAAGAATAATGATAGACATTAAAGATTTAGTTGAAGTGACATTGGATGACAAAGATGATTTTTTAAAGGTACGTGAGACACTGACCCGTATTGGTGTCGCCTCCAAGAAAGACCAAACATTATACCAATCTTGCCACATACTCCACAAACGTGGTCAATACTACGTGGTACATTTTAAAGAACTATTCGCCTTAGATGGCAAAACAACAGACATTACCGAAAACGACCTATCACGCAGGAATGCTATTGCAAACCTATTGGAAGATTGGGGCTTGGTAAAGTTAGTGAATAAAAAACAAACCGAGGTGCCACCACCTATTTTCCTGTCACAGATTAAAATATTGTCACACAAGGAAAAGAACGATTGGCAACTTACACCAAAGTATAATATTGGTAAGAAACCAAATGGTGGTTGACAACTAGTATAAATACTGATATAATAGTCCCATCGGGATGGGAAAAGTCAAAGGTGGAACCTGGTCCTACCGAGACTTAATACTCCAGGAAAAAGGTGCTCCACCTACCTTAGGAGCGTTAGTAAAACGGGCAGACGTAACTGCCGCTGGATAACGTAACCAGTACTTTAACCGATACGCCTTCGGGGTATCAATTTTTAATCTCGCTTTTAGGAGAAACTTATGACTAATCTTAAAGATTATTTCGGTGTCGATTTCGGCAAAATTCAACCATTCACCGTGGGATTTGATGACACAATGTCAATCATGCGTGAAGCTGCAGCGGCTGCATCTAAAGCCGTATCTTATCCTCCATACAACATCAAACAAGTATCTGCAAACAAGTACGTCATTGAAATGGCTGTTGCTGGTTTTGCTAAGTCTGATATTGAGATGACTTTGGAAGGAAACAAACTTGTAATTAAAGCTGCATCTAAAGACGCAGAGGAAGAAGAATATTTGTACAAAGGCATTGCCAACCGTGCATTTGAACGTACCTTCACTCTCGCAGACAAAGTTGAAATCAAAGATGCAGAGTTGATGAATGGTATGTTGAAAATTTGGCTAGAAAACATGGTCAAAGCACAAGATGCTATTAAGAAAATTTCAATCAAGGCCAAAGAATGAAAAGATTTCTACAAAGCATACTTGAAGCCATACAGGCCATCAAGAAACACAGGTCAGACGATACCTTAAAAGGTAGATAACCATAAGGGGTCTTGACAGACCCCTTTTTTTATGTTATAATATATACATTATGAAAACTGAAAAACAATACATCAAAAAAGTTCGTGTTAAAACCACGTTGGAGAATTACTACGTTTGTTCACCAGAGACTAAAGAGATTGATGG